CTTTTGAAGTAAACTAAAAGATCTACCAAAAAGATTGTGGTTGTTGTTAGGCTTTGATCTTTGCAATAAAGCTCTGTGTGCCCATCTGTCGCCCATAGAACCATACTGTGTGGTTGTTGTTACGCCCATAATGTCTCCTATTATGAGACTTTACCTACGACTACGTTTAGATTTTCGATACGCTGCAAATTCTGATTCAGACATGCTCATTACATCGACAGCTTGATTCATCGCTGCTGCCTTGGGTACTCCCGAAGGTGAATTCGGTGCTTCCCTTTTTATGGCTGTAGGACTATTTAATACTGCTTTCTGCTTTGGAGTTAAAATATCCAAAAATTCCCATGCCTGTTCATATCTGTTAGGCGCTCCTTCTATCGCTGCCGCTAAGTTAGGTCTCTTTTTTAAAAAGTTAGCTAATTTTTCGTTTATAACTTCAGCCTTCTCAGGATTCTCACTTATCCATGTGCTTTCACTAACAGCACGAAGTGTTTGCTTCTCTTGAGCTTTTAACTGTTTAGCAAATTCTGCTTTTGTAACTGGCTCATATAAAGTGTCGTCTTCTTCCTGAGTAACTGGCTGCTGCATCTGTTTTAATTGATGCTCTCTGAACATTATTAATTCTTGATCTTTCTCAAGATTTCTTTGTTCAGCTTCTTGCCTCTTTTTCCGCTCCTTTTGTAGAGCAGATAGTGGCACATTTCTTTCTTCTACTTCTTCTTTAACTTCTGCATTATCAAATACTTCTGTCTCATTTACAGGTGCTTCTTGTGCGTTCTCTTGAACCACTTCTGGCACTTGCAATTGTTCGGTTACTGCAACGGTTTCAGTATCCATATTTTATTCTCCCGTTTTAAACGTGATACAACCTATCACGATGGCATTGCGCCCTTTGCTTGCAGGTAGGCGACACCTTCTTTATTAAACTCTACTTTTAGCTTCTTCCCTTTCTTTTTGGGAGCAACCATCCATAGGAGTTCGCATATCCCTCTAGTATTATTTACATAATAAACTAGTGAATTGCTTATGAAACTGGGTAGTTTCTTTGCTAATTTAGGTTCGTCAATACGAAATACAGTAGGATCAAAAGGATCAAACTTTGCATGCAATGTAAGGTAATATGTCCCTTTAATGTGACCATGTGATCTAACAACATTCTCAATAACTTGGTTTATAGATTTTTTTAAGGACTGTTTCTCGTCCACAAATTTTTGAGGTAGTATTAGTTTAGACACTGGGTCTTGCATCATTCGTGTTGACATACTTAATTACATTCCACTTTTGCCACGTAGAGATTCTTTCTCTGCATGTGCTTTTTGCATAAGTCTATCAGCCTTAGCTTGATCTGAGTTAGAACCAGGTCCACATTTTGGGCTAGTTCTACTAGGTTGAGCCATTGGGTTATCCTTGCTGGAATAAAGCCCTTTAACTTTTGTCATACTTGTTTTTTCCATATATCCTCCTGAGAATTATGGTTGTGGTTGTTGAGGTTGATTTGCTGCCTCTCCTTGAGATGCATTAGCTTTCTGTTGAGGTTTTTCTACTTCTGATTCAGCATCGACCAATGCTTCTTTGCTAGCGATTTGATCTTGTTCTTGTGTGTGTATCTGATTAACAAGCGTTAGAGCTTGTATCAATCTATCCTCATGTAGTTTTGAAAGTTCAACAATAGCTTTAGCTTTATTAAGCTCCGCAAGGCTCTGATTTTGAACAGCTTCGGAAGTTCTCTCTATCCTTAAGCCTTCGTTAGCATCTGCTCTTGTATCTCTTTCATGTGCTAGTGCTAATTTCTCTTGCATTGATGCTTCTACTAATGCGTCTTGTTTCTGTTGTGTTGCTTGTTGAGCCTGTTGCTGCTGTTGCTGCTGTTGCTGAATTGCCTCTTCTAGATCACTCATGCCAGCCATTTGAAGGGCTTTAACTATCTCGGCTTGAGGTACATCAACTATTTGCTCACGCTTGAGGTTTACTAGTTCATAGTAATAAGCATCTTTCTGAGATTGTGATCTAACACCTTGTTTGATTACCGCATCGTATTGCTCAAACTCTTTTTCATAGAATTGTTCAGTAGGCTCTTCACCTATAATGCGTTTTACTTTTCCAGGAGGATAATGATTCTGGATTGCCTTTAGAACTAAACCACCAATTACTTGCTGGGATACTTCAACATTATCTATTATTTTGCGATTAGACCTTAATCCTTGAGCGATTCTAACTTCCGCTAATCTTCCAGAAATCTGTGTGTTGCCCTTTTCGTCAACTCATAGAACAGATTCATTCACATTTGCTAGTGTAAGAGTCAATTTATCTAATATGTTTTGATACTCAATTAAAGCAGGGTTAACTTGTCCACCTTGTAGTTCTTGAACCGAGTTTAAACCTTCTGGGGCGTTCTCAGGGTCAACACCAACTAATTTAGCCTGTCCAGACTGCTGTAAGTCTTCTAAATCAGGTACAGAACCTATAAGATATTTGTAACCAGTAGATATTGTGGAATCCATCATATCAACAATCTTCATGTGACGTTTGTTGAATTGTCTTTGTGCTGAATACATTGTAGAGGCTAACCCTTGTATTCTTTGTGAAGGTTCCCATATGCTTGGTTCTAAGTAACATAGGATTGGAGCAAAAGGATATGTTTGGTTTATTCCTGTCTTGTCTTCGCCTGTATAGACTGGTTGCCCATTAAGCATTATGTTGAGTTCAACGAAATCACGGTCAACTGTTTGTATGGTTACTATTGGAGGTAGATCTTTTTTATCTAGTCCAAGTGAATCCGCTTCCTCATGAAGCTTTCTGATTCTATATATTCCAGTCTCTAGTTTCTTTTGTTCTTCTTTGTCTAAGTCGGTTATATCTCTGTAATATGCGCTTTGCTCGTCAACTAGGAACTTTCTTTTCTTAGTTATTCGTCTGTAATACTGATCATATGCTAAAAGATTTCTATTTCTGCTAAGTACTGTAAAGTTAGGATGATATGATAAGAATTTGTCGTCTCTAAATGAACTTTTGATATCTTCTATTTGCTTTGGATCAACGAAAGGAAGTAACCTTCCAATTAAGTTTCTATCTATTAAATCTCTTGTAATAGCGAAACCACAATCTTTCAGGTCTATACGTTCAAATGTTGGATCAAGGAAGAATGAATTATAGGTTCTCTTGAAAAAACCTATCTCCCCATTAACAAAATCTCTTGAATAATCCATTCTAAGACCACAAAGAGATATGCCAGACTTAAAACCTTCGTCTGCTGCATCAAGGAAGGTGCTATAGCCTCCCCCCTTATCCCATGTGTAATAACTTAGCTCTGTGAACTGGTCGGCTGTTTTTTGGTCACTACCTTCAACTGGTGAAATAACAATGCTATTGAGATTGTCTCTTAGGTATCCTGAAAAGAATTGTAACGGTCTTCTCATGATGTTTAGTTCTAAAGGTTCTCTCCCTTCTTTCTGAAGAGCCTTTAATTCTGAATTTGACCAGGTGTAACCAGATGATGCTAAGGTGTATACTTGAGCATTCTTTATAAAGGGATTCCAATAATCTTGTGCGTACCGATAATTATCTTGGAACTCGCCTAATAATTCTCTATCATTTGACATAATAGCCTTAATGTAAGGTATTTAACTTAAATTAAAACTATATTTAATATATGATTATGTCAATTGTATTTTATTGTTAGTGACTAAGTTATAACAACTTAGTGGTATATTATTATAATTGTTCTTGAATCTAAGAAAATCCATTTAAAAAAAATCTTGTATCAAATTCAAATTTTGATTTATCTTATGGTTAAGAAAATCATTTCTTTGGGCTTTTGCGCAATCACTAGCCCTTTCTTTTAACCTTATTGCGGAGGCATCATGGATAAAAATTTACAAAAAGAATTAGACGAATTAGTTGATAAAAGTAATTTTATAGAAAATTATCTTATGGATTCTAAAGGAAATTATATTACAAAAGATCAATGGGACGGTCTTTCTTTTAATTGGCTTTTTGAAACTATAAAAGATTTGGAAAAAAATCCTATTGTTGAAAAAGGATATGTTTATTTAGCTATGAAAAATGAAAATGAAATTAAAATAGGTGTTTGTGTTAACCCAAAAGCTCGCTTAGGATCAATACAAACTCAAGGTAATTTCAAATTAGAAGATCGTTATATATCTGTTCCTATCCAAAATAAATTCGAAATAGAAAAACTTTTACATAGAGAATTCAAAAGTAAAAGATTAAAAGGCGAATGGTTTAATGAATCGTTTGAAGTGTTAAAAAAAGCTCTTTTTAAAATTATTGATGAAATTGGCAAAAAAACGTATTGAAAGATTTGTTGAGTTGATAGGAAAAACACCTGTTGACATTGTCTTTGTTACGAATAAAGAAATTGACATGAAAACGATTATCTAAATCTGAAACCGTCTAGACTCTGTAGCCTTCTTATGCTTATCTAAAGCTCCTGAGAATGAACCAACTTTTTCAATGTGATCTACTGCGGAACAAAGATATTGGTAAGCATCACTAGCGTTGCTTTCAATCCCATGATAAGGCGAATCTTCATAACGTCCATTCATTTCCGACCACTTCTTACGATACTTGCTAAGATAATTTATCAATGGCTTAACTTTGTTCATTGCAAATACACTGCGACTCATTTTGATCTTAGCATTATTGATTTGTAAATTCTTATCTGTTCTTTTAAGTACTATGACTTTTGTATCTGTATGCTGTAGGTATCGTTTGAAATCACGCTCATAAGTATTTTCAACTACAATCCCATCTCTTTTAGCTGCATCATGCGGAAGAAATATAGTCTTATAGATATATTTCTTATCGTTGAGCAAGAAGTTGCAATAGAAATCTACGCCTTTGTTGTTATCCTCATAGAAATCTATGACTCTTATTTCGCCATGAACAACTTGAAAGAATAATATAACCGTTAAATCGTTAACACCAATGTCCATAGCAATATAAACTAGTTCTAAGGCATCAAATAAAGGTGTGTTAAGACACCTATTTTCATTATAAGCTTTCTCTATATGTTGTTGGAAGTAATAGGCGTCTGAGTTTGAAAGAAAGGCTTCTGCAATAGTACTACAGAATTCCTGACGTATCTTATCTCCTAGTATAGACTTTTGGTGCGCGTACCAGTTTCTTTGCTCTGATGATATAGTAACATTCAAGTCTTTCTCAAGCTTATCGAAATATTCTTTAAGTTCATAATCTATCGTAACAGGTTGTGGCATACTACATGAAAAATCCTGTAACCAATTAAAAAAGAATAACTTATATTCTAATGGTGATAAGTTTTCATTTCCTCTACTGTTAGCTTGAGTTACCATCTCATAAAAATAGTTTTCACTCCCTTCCGCTGTTGACTCAATTATAACTTGTCCGTCTATTGGCACAGCCTGCAAAGTTCCAGTTACTACTTCATCTGCTTTAATAGGATTCCTGGCACAAGTCTTACCAAACTCTGATACTAATATAGCTTGATATGAACCACCCCTAAGCGTTGTATCAACTCTAAGAAAAGAGCCATTCTTGAAAGTTATCTCTCTAGCACTTCTTTGCACCACTCCAGCGATTTGTTTCATATCAGGCTTAAGATTATCCAATGCATGACCTAAGATGCGTTTAAAGATATGCTGTGCATGTTCTAATGAGTATGAGACTATTCCAGCTGATAAATTGGAGTTGAATATAACTGAATCTAACATGTATAATACAGAGAAAGTTGACATGCCTAATTGTCGGGCTTTTAATATTAAGTTCCTGTTATGCAATCCTTTAAGAACTTCTCTTTGAACAGGATTAAGCCTAAACTTAATAGAATCACCTTGCTTGTCGACAATTCTATAGAGATTGTTCATCCTCCATTCTTTGGAGTCTAATAAAGTTAGGTCTTCTTTATTCATTTGGTTTTACCATTTTTACTCTCCAAGATGGATTCAGGATTGAATAAAAGTTACCTTTGCATTCTTTTTCTTCATGATATTGTTCTATACACTTAGATACCAAATTACAACAAAATGTTTTA